TTCTTTCAGGATGCTATGGTTGAGGGTGGCTGCATAGAGGCAGATGACGTTAGTATCGTTATAGAAGTAAATTCAAAGTTTATGGGAATAGATAGGGAAAATCCAAGACTAGAAGTAACCATAACAAATATATAATGTATATACAATTTTTTCCAATCTACGGTTTTAATATCGGTATAAATTATTGGGATACCGACATGAGTGAGGATCATTTAGAAGGTGAACCTAAGGAGTACTTAATTCAATTTATGTTTGGTGTAATCGGAATATCTTTTCACTGGTGGTAGAATTGATAGATAGACTTGCAGAAAAGCACGAAGCATGGGTTCATATGGCTATGTCATTTGGCGTAACTCAAGAATCAGCAAACGAAATAGTTCAGGAGATGTACATACGAGTGACTAAGTATGTGGATGATCCAGAAAGAATTATGTATAACGAAAAGGAACTCAACAATTACTATATATATGTAACAATGAGAAATCTATTCCTTTCTAACTTCCATAAAGGTAAAAAACGAAATCACTACTCAACAGAAGATATTAATGATGAACTGATTAATTTTAGTAATGTATCCGATGTTAGTGATGAATACGAAGATTCTTTTGACGCACTAATAAACAAGATTGAAGATATGGTTGACTCTTGGTATTGGTATGACAAGAAGCTGTGGAATATACACTTTAAGAACAAAATGAGTATGAGACGTATATCAAGGGAAACTAGAATAAGTTTAAGTTCAATATTTAATACCCTTTCAAATGGCAAGAAAAAAATCAGAGAAAACTCCAAAGAAGAGTACGAAAAATACAAACAATCAAAAGATGAAACAGACGGGGCTTGGTGACACCGTAGAAAAAGTATTTCAGGCTACAGGTATAGATAAGGCTGCTAAGTGGTTATTGGGTGAGGATTGCGGTTGTAGTGATCGTAGAGAGGTTTTAAATTCTATGTTCCCTTACCAGAAACCTAACTGCTTAACAAAGGAAGAGCATGAGTACTTAACTGAATACTTTAATGCGAAACTAAACAAGGTAGATTCTAATATGCAAAAAAAGCTAGTCAAGATATACAATAGAGTATTTAACGATACTCAAAAAACTACTGGCTGTAGCACGTGTTTCATAAACAATATACATAAAAAACTAGAACGAGTGTTTAAAGAATATAAAGATGAATAGTGATTATAGATGGACTACTACAACAACAGAAGACTCTAAGCAGGTTAGTATAGAGACGGATATTATTGTTCAGGAGGTGAAACAGATGTATGAGGAGCGTAGTCAGATAGGCATAGCTAAGTATGGAACAACCTTAGAGCATAGTACTCAAGACACATTAGAGTTCATTCAGCATCTACAAGAGGAGCTTATGGATGCTACATTGTATTTACAGAAGATCAAACACTTAATAAATAAATAGATTATGGCAATCAAATTACAACCAAAGAAGTACGAAGAAAAGAAAGATTTCAATCGCAGATGTATGAATAACGCTGCAATGATGGATGACTATAAGGATCGAGACGAACGTTTCACAGTGTGCCAAGCACTATGGTCTAATAATTTTAGCCCTAAAAAATAAGTCAATAGCTTTGTTAATAACATTTTTATAGTTACATTTGTTTCAAACAAAGTGATTATGAGAAATATTTTAAAGTTAATAACCAATTCTCCTAGATTGTTGGTTCTATCAGTACTGCTGGTTTTATTCTTTTTATTTGAAGGAGTTATGTTGGGTGTTTACTATTTGATAGAGACACCATTCCATCATCTGTTGAGATTTCTAGAACGATCTATTCGTTACTTCATTAAAGAATTATCGTAATGGGAGCATCAAAGAGACTTTACAGTAAGTGGCTTGAAGGACAAGCATTAGGAGAAGAAGCAAGGGCAGAACTTCATTGGATGGAACAGGAATTCTACTGTAGATATCCTAATAAAAACAAAGATAATGATAATAACATTCGATAACAAGGTATGGTCTCAGGAGGATATCTTAAAAGAGATGGAGAACGATGAATTTTACTATAAATATCTTGGCAAGAACGCACTGTCAAGTAGTATAGTTACAAAGCTACTAGAGTCTCCTAGAGCGTACGAGATGTCTTTACTTCCTAGTACCAAGAGTACAGCCTCATTAGACTTTGGTTGGTTATTTCATACTGCAATACTAGAGCCAGACGTTTACGAGGATCAGATATTTGTAGATGTTGCCAGTAAAAATACTAAGGCATTTAAGGATGCTAAGCAGGAGTTTGGAAGGGTGTTTACTAAAGCAGATAGGTGGAAGGTTGAACGTTTGGCAGATGCATTCTATAACAATTCTAGAGCTGTGGAACTACTCAAGGACACTAGACAAGAAGTATCTGGTATTGGAGATATAAACGGAATACCATTCAGAGGTAAAGCTGACATACTAGGAAATGGATATGTCGCTGATATTAAGACAACTACAGGAATAACTGGGTTTAAGTACTCTGCTGATAAATGGAACTATGATGGACAATGTTATATTTACTGTCAATTGTTTGATGTAAAACCAGAAGACTTTTGGTTTATTGCTATAGACAAGGAGACCTATACTGTAGGTATATTCAATGCCAGTCAAGACTTTTATGAAAGAGGCAAAGCTAAGGTTGAAAGGGCTATAGCAACTTACAAGAAATACTTCTTAAATAAGGAGCAAGATGTAGGGGAATACTTTATAGAAGGAATGCTATAGATATGCTATACTACACTAAGTCTGAATGTTATACAGATACACTTTTATCTCTAAGATTAGGAATAGTTTCAGAGGAGGATTTAAGGTATGTCTTAGAGTACTATAAGGATATAGAACACTATGAGTGTTGTGCAGGTGTGGTAGACGCTTATGTTGAATTTAAAAGAGAAAAGAAACAAATAATAGAAGATGAGGAAAATTGAATTTGAAATGGCTATATCAATTAAGGTTAAGCTGCTCAAGAGTGTAGTACAAACTATACTGAAAAGAGATGTAAACAAGGTTGGAAGGGAGGCTTCTTTAATAGATGCTCGTTTTATATACTTCCATATACTAAGAGACAGGGAGAAGATGACCTATGAATCTATAGGTAGATCTGTATTGATGAATCATGCTTCTGTCCTTCATGGATATAACAGAACCAAGCAATGGATAATTGTTGATCTAGAATTTAGAAAGAAATATCTAGAGGTTCTATCGTGTTATTTATCTGCTTTGTATGATTCAGATGAAGGTAAAAGATTAGAAGCTGAGGTAGTAAAAATAAACGAAACATTGAATCGTAAGCTGCAGGACTCTTTAGACAAGGTTAATAAACCTATGAGGGTTGAAGGTGGTGCTTATGATAGAATGCATGAAATAATAGATAGTGTGCCAGATGATAAGGCAGAGAACCTCTTAGAGCGTTTAGAAGCTATATATAGTATGATGAAAAAGGATTTAACTAGAAAAAGGATTTAGTATGTTTTATATATTTGGATGTATGATGCTAGTAATGATGTTGTTAATTGAATAGTAATGGAAGATGAATTATTAAAAGGTCTTAATATCGTTAAGGCTAAAGAGAAAATAGAAGTAGCAGGTGTAGTTACGTTGCTAATTCGTGATTTAAAATTGCTATGCGAAGGGTATGATTCGGTAGGTTCTTTTATTAGACCTTGTACAGGAGAGGAAGTGGAATTTGAGTTAGATTACGATCCTGATGAGAATATTACAGATGAAGTTAGAAATGAAATGAATAAACAGGAATTCATATTTAGTTTGACTAAAAGTTTGTTTCATTATATGGATATAGTTAAAGATGATGAAATAACGGAATTAAATGGAAGATAAACCTAAGAAACCAGACGGTCGAAAGAATAATGGAGCTGTCAAGGGAGTGTCTAGGGGTCAAGGTAGACCTAAAAAGATAAACAACAAAGACACAGATAAATTAACTTTAGCGGCACTAAAGAAGGTTTTTGGTAGTGAAGATAAGATGTGGGTGGAAGTTGCTAAGATGGCTAAAGATGGCTCTTCAAAGCACTGGGACTATATTATGAACTACAGGTACGGAAAGCCTAAAGAGATGCAGCAGATAAGTATAGATACAAAAGTAAATATACCAGTGATTGAGTTCGCTAGACCTAAAGAGGAAATAATAGATATAACACCAGAAGATGAAAGAATCGACCCTACTAAAAATGAAGAGTGATATACAGAAACTACAGCAAGTGGTTGTAGTGGCACTCCATAAAATAGAAAAGTTAGAAGCTAAAGATGTAGAAGTAATAGATGGTTAGTAATAGCAGGTGGAAATACTCGTTCAAAGAAGGGAGAAAGGCTGAACAGGTCTTTAGTGATTTGATGATTGAGCGAGGTGCTACCTGTGTTAAAAGTAGTAAGCATGATGATATACATAAACATATAGATTTTTATGTTGATGGTCATGGTGTAGATGTAAAAGGCAATAGGCACTTAGACTGCATCTGGTTAGAACTTATAAATGTTAGGGGTAAAAGAGGATGGTTGAATGGTGAAGCTGATTATGTAGTTTTTGATATAAAGGAACTAGGTGCATTTTGTTTTTTCTATAGAGAGGACTTATTGGAGGCTGTTCGTGGAATACATAAGATTGCCAAGAGTAAAGGAGAATTCTATAAATTATATACTAGGGAAGGTAGGTTAGATGTTTTAGTCAAGGTTCATTACGACTATATAAAGCATCTTGAATTATCAAGAGTCCCTTATGATGGATAGCAATAGTAAAGGTGCATATGCTGAGTATATGTTTGCTTGTGAGTGTCTAAAGAATGGTTACTTTCCTTCGTTTCCGATATTAGATTCATCGATATATGATGTGATTGTAGATGTTGGAGGTAAGATGGTTAAGGTACAGGTTAAGTATAGTGCTAAAAAACCTACAGACCAGCCTTCAGTATCAGTAGCCCTGATGAATGGAAATAGAAAAGAATATACAATAGATTTAGTAGATTACTTTGCCGTCTATAGTGAATACTTTGGTGGTTTCTTTATTATAAGAAATACTGGAAATATGCAGGCAGTAAGGCTAAATTCAGCAGAGGGATCAAAGTACGCTTACGAATTTAATAACTTTAGCTTCAATGAATAAGATAGAACTACATGATAAGTATCAACCACTATTCAATTCAAAGAGTAGGTACTTTGTTATTACAGGAGGTAGAGGTTCGGGTAAATCCTTCGCAGTAACAATATTCTTGGCACTATTGACTTATGCCGAAAATAATAGAACCCTTTTTACGCGATACACGATGAGTTCAGCAGGTATGTCTATTATACCAGAATTCTTAGAGAAACTAGGTTTGATGGGTGTTGAAAGTAATTTCGAGATAACTAAGGTTGATATAAAGAATAGATCTACAGATAGCTCTATATACTTCAGTGGTATAAAGACTGCATCAGGAGACCAGACTGCAAAGCTAAAGTCTATTAGTGGGGTTAATACATTTGTACTTGATGAGGCAGAGGAGCTGTTAGATGAGGAGAACTTTGATAAGATAGATTTCTCTATACGATCTAAAGAGGCAGACAATAGATGCTTATTAGTACTAAACCCAACTACAAAGGAGCATTGGATATACCAAAGGTTCTTTCAGAATAGAGGTATTCCAGATGGATTCAATGGCACTGTAGGAGACGTAACCTACATCCATACAACTTACCTAGACAACATTGAGAATCTATCGCATTCATTCGTTAGTCAGATAGAAGAAATGAAGGTGCGTAGACCTGACAAGTACAAGCACCAGATAATGGGAGGCTGGCTACAGAAAGCAGAAGGTGTAGTGTTTACTGATTGGCAAATCGGTAAGTTCAATAAGGATATGCCACTTAGATGCTGGGGCTTAGATGTAGGATTTAGCAGGGATGAGACTGTGCTTACTGAAGTTGCTGTAGATAAGCAGCGAAAGATTATATGGGTTAAGGAGCATTTCTACAAGAAAGGATTGGTCACTTCTAATATACATGATCTTTGCCTACGTCATGCAGGAAAGGAGCTTATTGTAATGGATAATAGTGAGCCGCGTTTATTATCAGAACTCAATACTAGAGGTCTAAATATAACACCATGCGTAAAGAAAAAAGGTAGTATCATTGCAGGTATATCCTTAATGCAGGACTACAATATAAACTTAGAAGGAGAGAATCTAGTCAAAGAATTCAACAACTATGTATGGGATTTAAAAGGCGTAAAACCTAGAGATACTTATAATCACGGTGTAGATTCAATGAGATATGCTATTGAGTATCTGTTAGTTAGAACAAATCCTAAAGGAATGTATGTTATTCGTTAGGATAATACAAATAAGTTTATTACATTTATACTTTCATTTTATTAGTTTGAGTTAATTATTGAAGCCTTCAGTTTAGATTCTGAGGGCTTTTTTCATATAGTATTGTTAATTATTTTGTTAATAATGTTGCACAGTAAAAAAAAGGTTTATATATTGCACTCAGAAAAACAAACAATATGAAAGAATTACTTTACAAAACAATCGCAGAACTGACTAAGTCAGGCAAATTATTCTCAGCTAGCTTCACAAAGGCTAATGGAGAAGAAAGAACAATGGTGTGCCGAGTAGGTGTACAAAAAGATCTAAAAGGCAAAGGGCTTAGCTACGACCCTCGTAAGGCACGCAATCTCATCGTATGGGATATGAATGCCAATGGTTACAGAACGATCAAGACAGACCGTTTAAACTGGATACAGGTAGAAGGAAGTAAGTATAACTTTAATGAATTGTAATATGAGAAAGAGAATAGTTAAATCGGAACTGGCATTTATCTGGAAGGATAACACAGTTACCTACTGGAATGAGAAAGGTCACATAGTAACACAACCAAGAGAAGAAGTAATAATCATAAAAGAAGAAGAAAATGCTTAACGAGGAACATAGAAAATCAGAAGATCAGCTCCATGCAAAAGGAGTACAGTTTTTAAAGGAAGCTAGTAAAGAAGAACAACTAAGGCTATTATGGATGATGTCTAAATCATTCTACCAACTTAGAGTAGACTTTGAAGGTAATGGAGTATATGTTGATCCGTTAGCGTGCGATGAAGATGGCTTTGTGCCAGTAGCTTTGTATGGTGATGGATCATTTATATTCACCACAGACCATTTCGTAACAGAATACAATGAACTTTCTGCATTAAACCAAGTAAAAAATATATTAGATGAAGAAGAAGAATAATGTGGGGATTCAATATCCTGCAATGCCTGTAGACTTCTGGAATCACATGTATAATCCAATAACTGGATTTCCATACAGTAAAAGACAGTTGACCTACATCGAAAAAAGTAGTAAGAAATATTATAAAACACACGATATACTAGAGAAATGAAGCAATTAGATATAATAGTAGATAAGATAGAACAGTTAAGAGATCTAATCTCTGAGAACCTAACAAGAGAGGATAGACCTCACGAGATAGATAATAAGATAAGTCACTATTGGCACAGGATAGATAGTAGTGAAGCTGAGTATATTCAAAAGATGCTTACGGATAGATCAATAGAACTTAGAAAGGATCAAGACAACAATATTCAGGAGATATTCTTTATAGACGACCTGTTTGATAAATTTAAATAGTATGGGTGATGTGGTAGATAAGATATGGAACTGCATATCATGTGGAGCATACAACTCAGGTTCTAATCAGTCCTGTGGGAATTGTGGTGTGAGTAAAATTTCAATTCAATAGGGGGCGCAATTCAATACCCTCTGTCAATTCAATACCCCTTTGTGAATTCAATAGGGGTTTTTTTGTGCCTATATGTTATGCGTGCATAGTACTTTTATGCATTTAATCGCATTTTATACCTTTGTACTGTTGAACGGTTAAACTGTTAAAGTTTTGTTAAAATTGCATTTTTATGCATTTTATGTATTTGGTTTTGTATGTTTGTGAGGTGGAAATGATGCCGCAATAATCAAATTAACCTAAAACACTAAAAATCAATAAATTATGGAAAAATCAACTTTACATCAAAAAATAAACTTAAGAGCGGAGCTTTTAAAAATTGAGCTAAAGAATTGGGGACAAAAAAACAAGTATAGAAAAGAAAATGCTGCTTTGTTTGTGAATAAAACTATAATAAATTTATAATATAAAAATCAATACAATGAAAAAGAGAAAACTAATTACAAAGAAAGAGTTTAAAGAGTTAACGTCTGATATTATAGTTTTATCTATAATTTTTGGCGCTTACTTTACAATTATTAACTATTTATACAAATAAACTATAATATTATGATAACTAAAAATACATTAATTAAAGACTGGACAGAAAACATTAAGGATTTAATTGAGGAGGTTGTGTATTACAATTTTAAAGACAAAAAATGCGAATTGCTTAATGTTGATAATGTTATTGATGAGGTACAAGAACGAATTTGGCAGGATATAGATGGATCACAGGAGGTCATTTATACTGGACAGGCTAAAGAGGTGTGCGATGCTTTGTATATTGATATCTTTGACAATGACCCGCAAACGGGCGAACGTTATAATAGTTGGTCTCACGCTGCATTTAGTGCAATATATGAGCTTATCCAAAATGAAATAAACATTGAAGAAATGATTGAGAAGGCAGTAATCGAAATAATAAACGAAAACGAATAACATGAAAGAAATATATTTAAATTTTGGCGGGTTTTATGGAAAACATGATTTGCATGTTGAAAGCATGATTGAGCATTTTGATATCAATCCAGAAAGCGTAGATTTTAAAGAAACGTATATCAATTATGCTAAAGAATGGGTTAACGCCTTTAATTCTGAACATGATTTAAATCTTGAGTTTATTGGCATTGATTCGCCCCGCTTTTATAACTATTCAACCGACAAAATAAAGGTTAACATTGACCATTTAGAATGCCATATACTAAAAAGAAATCATATTAATGATACTGATTTTATAGATTACGCAAATGAACGCTTAACTACTAAAAGCGGTTTTGTATCTTTTTACAATGGATTGGAAGACTTAAAAGAAAGAGCAAAAGAAAATAAATCCGATTATATCTTATTAATTGAGTTAATCTTGGATTTTGTAATTGATTCCAATGATGAAATTTATATTCATGAATTCGAAATAATATCTAAACTAACATATAAAACAACATGAACAACACGCAAAAGATAATAGAAAGAAACCAAGCAAAGCAAAGGCAGGGTTTAAACGAATGGCTAAACGATTATAAAAGTAAATTAGCCCAATACAATGAACCGCAAAGAATAGCCCACCGCAAAGAGATAAGCGACTATTTACAACAGGTAGGTAGATATTTTAACTTAAGATAAAACACATGCAAATAAACATTAGAAACATGATAAACAAAGATAGTAAACCAAGCCACCGTAAAGAGTTATTGAGACAGTACGCAACAATTATTTTTAGTAAAGGCACAACAGTTGAACAGTTGGAATTTTTAGATAATTTACAGGCTAAACGTTATAAGCATTGGAATTTTAACCGCATCAATGAAACGATCTACAAAAACGATCCTTTAAATATAATTGATGAAAGTATAAAAAACATAAAAGAACTAAACAAACAAATATTTTAGATATAAAATAAATTAAACTGCAATTTAATTAAACATAAAGCCTCTTTTTAGGGGCTTTTTTTATACGCTTATTTTTGTGTTTATATTGATATTCAAGGGGATAGGATTAAAAAAGGGTTGAATTGGTACGTTTGTGTCCAGTTTAAGCTACCTAACATCAATTCTAAGGCACTTTTAACGCATTCTGGTACATAACCATCAGTCAAATGATTTAAGGCGCTTAAATGCGCTTATTTGAGGTACTCTGACGGAAGAGGTGGTGACTATGGCTATTACCCTACACTCTAAATACAACCTAATCTCCTAGTGCCAACTGTGTCAACTTAAATCAATATCTTAGCACAATGAAAAAACCTTATGTAGATCGAAATAGAATAAAAAACTACTTCAGAGAAGACCAGAATGTAGCAATGAATTGGTGTGTGGGGAAAGGTATAAAGATATATCCTAAGCCATCAAACTACAAAGCTGTAGAATGCTATATAGAGATCTGGAATAATGGCACAAAAACCATATCAGAAGAGAAATATAGTAAGGATGACGTAGCAACCAAGATATATGAATTGTATTGCCACTTCTACGACTACAATAATGCTAATATCTCTTAGTGCCTATATGGCACAATATATATAAATAGTTATTTATTATATATAGTACTATTCATATAGTACTATTAATAGTACTAGATAGAACTATTCATGAATAGTACCCTATAGTAGTACTATATAGAACTATTTGTATATAGTACTATTAATAGTATATGTGCCAAAACGTACAAGAGGTACAAACGATAATAAAATAATTACTATAATATGGCAATAATAAACCTTTCTGTACCCACTTCTTTAGATGACATTCAACTGTGGCAATATCAAGAGTATTTAAAACTAGGAGAACTAGATGATGTGCAATATGTCAATAAGAAGCTTATAGAGCTGTTCTGTGGGGTTTCTATGGATGATGTGGACTCTATACCTATTGTGGAGGTGGAAAAGGTCTTAGGAGTGCTTAAAATAGCTTTTGAGGAAGAAATAAACTTGATAAAGAATTTTACATTAAGAGATGTTGAATTTGGCTTTATACCAAAACTAGACAGTATATCTCTTGGAGAGTACATCGACCTTGAGAACACTATTACGGATTGGCAAAGTATGCATAAAGCGATGGCTGTTCTATATAGACCTGTTAACTTTAAGAAAGGAGACAAATATACTATAGCCCCGTATAGTCCGAATGAGGAGATAGAAGAGATCATGAAAGATATGCCGCTTAGTGTAGCAAAAAGTGCTATGGTTTTTTTTTATCGTTTAGGGATTCAATTGTCGAAAGCTACCCTGAGATATACGGAGGTAGTACTGATGAAAGAGGAAAACTTGGAGTTACGGACACATTTGGAAAAAAATGGGGTTGGTATCAATCAATTTATGGACTCGCTAAAGGAGACATACTCAAATTTGACAAGGTTACAGAATTAGAACTCCATAAGTGTTTAACATATTTAGTGTTTGAACAAGAAAAGAATCAGATAGAACAACAAATGATAAAAAATAGTTACAAATGAAAACATACTACGATTTAATCGACTACATCTACAACTACTTAAATGGCAATCAATCTATCAATACAGTTACTATTGGTGATGTTATGGATGTTGATTTAACAAAACAAACTATATTTCCTCTTGCCCATATAAACGTAGGGTCAGTAACATTCGATGAGTATATAGTTACTTTTAATATAACTGTTATGGCAATGGATATTGTCGATGAATCTAAAGAAGATAAATTATCATTGGCAAAACCTCATCTAGGTCTAGACAACAAACAAGATATTTTGAATACAATGCTTACAGTGGTTAATGGATTGCAAAGCTCCCTTAGAAGAGGTGGGTTGTATGATGCAAATGTAGAGATAGATAGTCCTGCAAGTGCCAGTTTATTTGAAGATAGGTTTGAGAACTTGTTAACTGGTTGGTCTATGGACTTAGCGATAAATATGCCAAATAGTGATATGGGTCTTATTAACTCAGATGGAAGTACTAATTGTCAATGATAAATAAATTCTCAAATACAAAAGCCTTTATGGCTAGTTTTTCTGATAAGCTAATAAAATTGCTTAAACATGAAATTACAAGAGAAAGACAAAGGAGTTATAGCTCTGGCAGGTTAATAAACGCTCCTATAAATTCATCTGGTAAATTAGCAGAGAGTTTGAGTAAGAAGTTCAATAAGGAACAAGATGGATTCTCTTTTGATGTTATGGGGAACGCTTATGGTCAGCTAGTAAATGATGGTGGAATTCCTGATAGTACATTACCTGATTTAGTTAGAGGTATAGTATCTTGGATGGGAGCTAAGCCAGTAACCTTAAATTCTGGCAGGACAGCGAGTAGTTCGATGGGAGATAAGGCAACACTGGGTGCTGCAAACAATATAGCTAGGAGTATTCAAAGTATAGGCATAAAGCCAACAGGTTTTATAGATGATGCTATAGAAAATGCAATGGATAAGCTAAAAGCTATAGACGATTCAATAGTTAAAGATGTTGAATTAAACATAGAAGAAATATTAATTGGAGCAGGATATGCTAAAAAAGGACACAACTTTATACTTGAGTAATGGCAATAAATGATATAAGAAAAATAAACGTAAGAAGTCCTTACTACATAACAGTAGAGGATGAGTTTGAACCAGATGTACCTATTCCACCAGATCCAGATCCACCAACAGAGCCAGTTGTAAGTACTATTGATTTAGCCTGTGGAAATTCTATCAACTACGCTGCTGCTGTAGGGGTTAAGAAAATTAGAATTAGTACTGCTAATAGACAATACGGAGACTATACGGTTACGTTTAGTAATATTACTATTCCTATAAAATATAGGATATATAATGAAGGAAATGCAACAGGATCTTATACTACTAAAGGGCTTAGTCAATATGCAGATGAGTGGCTTGAGAATACTGGAGAAGTGTTAAGTGGTACAGCAGGTACAGCTCCCATATCAGCTACTTTAACCCATACTACTAACTCTGGCAATAACAATGGAGAGAATCTTATATTAGAGATATTGGCGCCTATGCCTATTATTGGGACTGTAGTTGAGATTACTTCTTGTGCTAGTGAGGTTGTTGCACCGTCTCCGTCTACTTCGGGTTATGTTACAGTTATCACTTTGTATAATACTGCTAACCTTACTAGATGGGTTTCAGGCTTACTAGAATTGGTTTCAGGCACAAGTGCCGTAACAATAAAACTGAATGACGTAAATATAACCCTACCTTCAGCTAAGGTTAATGGAGGTATTAGAATAATTTGCTCTGATGTTACTCCAGATTGGATAGTAGACCCTACCACATTACCATACATTGGAAATAAAATAAACGCTAGCAATCTTCCTGTGTGGGCGAATTGGACTTACTCAGAATCTGGAAACAATGGTCAGATGACAACTGTTTATGTTAATGAGTCAGCTTTAACATCTAGCCTAAATAAACTTGAAGTAAGAACACAAGCAGACCATCTAGGTCAATACAAACTACTTATAGCTTCTCATCCAACGTCAGAGTCAGGAGGTGTAAATAAGATATTAACTCATAACAATTCAGAAACTGTAACTGGTGTTCAAATGACATTGAACCACACATTGGGAACTGATTATAATAACGACCAATTGTTCAATAGAAACAATATATATTTAAGTGATTTAAATGAAGAGCTTCCTACAATTAGTTCTAATATATTTAATAGCCCTAAGTATAGATCAGGGGAGTTCTTCAACGCTCCTCAAGAGGGAGTGCAGTTTAATTTCTCAAACGCAAGATACTTTGGAATTTAATAAAATAACATAATGAAAGCATTAAAGCAAGCGGAACTTAAATTATGGGTGTATGGTGGAGATATATTGAACCACCCAAATGACCCAAACTACCTTCTGACTAAGGTAGTTCCTTCTATAGAAGTAGCTAATCGTTTAGCAAACCCTGATATACCTAAGAGTGTAATTGTGTTTGAAATATCAGAACTGATTAAGGATTATGTTACGATTGAATTTGATGGTAATTATAACGCCTTAGTTCAAACTAAATGGGTTAGAACGGCAGTAAGGAGAACGTATGTAGAGGCAGATGGCACAGAGACAAGTGACACTACAGTTAAGTACGGAATAGCTTTTAGAGGATATGGTAATATTGCCGAAGGAATAAACCCAGAGCTATCTAAAGACTTAATGATCTCCAATACTGTTATAAATAATAAGTGTGGGTCATTTATTACAGCTCCATTTTATACTACCAGTGAAGACGGAGTAGCTAGAGTTGATTACTTTCAAAATCAAACACAACTAGATTTAAATCCTCCTGTTGGCAATATTTCTCAGTTTACTATTGCTCAAGAAGTTAAAATCGATTCGGCTGTAGATGATGTGATAACTATAGATAAAACATTTTCTGTAACCGCAAGTCCAGATGACTCTATAAGTACAGAGGAAATACCTGTTGATGCTAATAGAATAACATATACAGACTCCAGTGGTGTGTCTAGGTCAATAGATATAAAATGTATAGATGATTGTAAGTATGATGCTCAGAAGGTGTCATTTATAAATAAGTTTGGAGTAATGCAGGATATGTGGTTCTTTGCTAAAAGAACAGATAGTATGTCTAGTCAAAGAGAATCCTATAGATCTACTAAGCTAGATATATCTAATATAGCCTCGTATAAGGTTTCAGACCACGAAAACTCATACTTAGAGAATCAAGGTAAGGAGCGTTTTACTATGAATACTGGATTTATCCATGAGAGTTATGGAGAGGTTGTAAAAGAGCTTTTGGTATCTGAGTATGTTTATATGTATGATGTAAATAGATTTAGCCCTAGTGGAGGGTATAGCAATCTAGCGGTGCCAGTTTCTATAGCTAGTTCAAATGTAGATATAAAGACTAGATTGAATGATAAGCTAATTGAGTACACATTAGAATTTGAAGCGGATTCGGACTTTATACAGAGTGTTAGATAAATGAGAGAAATACAGATATACATAAAAGGACAAAGAGTTGATGTGTTCGGAGATGAGAACGTAACAATGAAATCTAGTATTCAGGATGCCAAAGATATATCTAAGGTTTTTACAGACTACTCTCAACCGTTTACGCTTCCTGCATCTGATACGAATAACAAAGTTTTTAGGCACTTCTATAATACCTCTATCACTGGCAATGCTTTTGACGGTAGGGTAAGACATGAAGCTAAAATATTTATCAATCATTTACTGTTCAAGAAAGGTAAGGTATTTTTGAATGGTGTTAATGTGAAAGATGGTAAAGCGAGTTCATATAATATCACTTTCTTTGGGAATACAGTATCTCTAAAAGACTTGTTTAAAGATGATAAGATAGAGAGTTTATCAGATTACAAGAAAGGTATTGACGGAACAGATGCTGTTTATAAACTTAATGGATTAGAATTTGATTGGTCTAGTAGTTCTATAAGGACTCGTTTAATTGGAGGTCAATCATTTGAAGGAGACGGTTCTGCATTAATAGTACCCCTTATAACTGCTAAGAAAAGGTTGTTTTATAACAATTCTCTTACGGACACCGACCCTATTAATTTTGATGGTAATTTATATAGACCTGCTGATATATCATCTAATCCAAGTCAATTTGAAACAAGAGGGGTTACTAAAGAGGATCTAAAACCTGCTATAAAAGTTTACCATATAATAAGAGCCATACAGGAAAAATATAACATAAATTTTCTTCCTGATGATACTTCTGGCACAAAAGACTTCTTTTCTATCTATAACGAAGCATTTACTAATTTGTATTTATGGATGAGTAATAGTTCTGGTAATATGACAGGAAATTTAGCAGATGATAATTATTTGTACGTTAATGAAGTTTCTTCATGGACTTCATCAGGAGGTAATCATAATTATAACAATTACTCTATAGATGGAAACCAAGTAGTTCTAACTAACTGGAATGCGGAAGAGCGTAGAGATGGGTTACCAAATAACACTGAATTTTATGTAGAAGTTATACCTGACTCTGCATATAATGACATTAAATGGAGAGTAAAACTAATTAACACTCAAACATCACAAGTGGTAGGTGTTACCGAAGGTGTCGGTTCTATTAATTCAGCTATCAAAATACCAGTTAATCCAGATGACTCTAGCAGAACGTATATAGATAAATACAAAGTGGAGTTTGCTTCTGAAAACCCTATGGTTAATACTGAAATAGCAGTAACTAAACTTACAAGAGGATTTTTAATAGGCGGAACAGATATATACGAGATATTTACTTCGGGTGCTGTTTTAGCTTCAGATACAGCTAAATTTAAGCCATCTAACCATTTCCCAGATATAGAGATAATGAATTTCATGAGTGGGTTATTTAAGATGTTTAATCTTACAGCATACTACATTGATAATGAATCAGATTCTCAATACAGTGAAACTACTCCTGTAGTTAAGGTTGTTACATTAGATAACTACTATGCAGATTCGGTCAACAATCAATCAAAAGGAACTATTGATGTAACTAAGTATATAGATGTATCTAAAAGCGCTGTAAATACATCGCTACCCTTTTCTGAGATTGATTTTAAGTTTGAGGAATCAGACACAATTTTAATGGCAAACCATAAAGAATTAACAGGGTATATTTACGGTAACTCGACTATAAACCTTAGAGAAACGTATAAAAGCTTAGATTTGTTTTATGGCGAAAAGTATGAGGTTGAATTGCCATTCTCTAAATTGAAGTACGAAAGAATAAATGGAACATCTACAGATATAGTCTGGGGTTATGCAGCAGGTGGAGATTTTGACTCAGAAGATACAACGCCTCCAAAAGCTAATTATAAAGCACAAGATATAAAGCCTTTATTATTTTATGGCATAAGAGAAACTAATATATCTACTGCAATAAATTTTAGTGATGCAGTAGACGAATCTTCAAATAGATTAACTAGCTACTGGAGACCTTCTAACACAAATGAGACTGTAGTTCCAGATGGAGATGGAGTATTTCAAGATTCTGCTGCTTATTCTATTAACTTCGATTCGGAGGTTGATGAATGGTCTTTAACAGAGTCAATTAATTCTTTGTTTGAGGTGTTCTATAAGAGGTATATAACAAGTGTATTTGATATAGAAAAAAGAGTGTTTAAGTACTCTGCTTATATGCCTCCTAGCTTCTTAATTCATTACAGATTAAATGACCAACTAAAGGTACAAGACAAGGTGTTCCGTATTAATTCTATAAGTACTAATCTAACTACAGGTAAAACAGAGTTAGAATTGATTAACCTTAATCCAGAAGAAATAGTATAATGATTAAACAGATTATAGAGTTACTGAATATAGATGACTGGTATGGAATATCAGAAGAGGTTGACATTGCTAAGGGCAAGTATAAGGCTATAGGAACAGTTAGTGATATGAAGAAACAATTGAAAAGATACTATTATGGCAGCAAATAAGAACGTTTTTATAAAGATATCTGTAGACAGTAAACAAGCTGCTAAACAGACAAAAAAAACACAGGATAGTATTGATGGATTAACTCAGTCGGTCAAAAATAACTCTAAAGCCACAAAAAACAACAGGACTCAAACTGGCTTAAACAATACTATATTAATAGAAACTGGTCGTGTTGCTTCGGATGCTGCTTATGGAATGCAGGGTATGGCTAATAACATTGGTCGTTTAATTGAATTAGGACAGGAATACGCTCGTACAGGAGAAGGTGGTTTATTAGGGGCTTTTAAGACTCTAGGTAAGTCTCTGATGGGAGTTGGAGGTATAATAATAGGAATTCAATTGCTATTGTCTTTCTTGCCTCAGATAATAAAGAAATTCAAGGAATGGTCTGGTTCTATAACATTACTTACTGAAACATTTAAGGAGGCAGCTAGCGGAGTAGAGAGTCTTAATGGTAATTTTGAATTATATGTTAGAACTATATCTGATTCTAAGAAATCTACGGAAGAGAAGCGAGATGCTATAGTGAATCTAAGGAAAGAGTTTCCTGATTTTATAGATAAGCTAGATGAGAGTGGTATTTCATTACAAGATCTAAAAGATGACACTAACGATGCTAGAGATGCTACTGATAATTATAGAAAGTCTATAGTTAAATTAGCTATGGCGGAAGCAGCTAGAAAAAAGATATCTAAATTAGCAGGAGTTATTTTGCAGAATGAGGTAGAACAAACTCAAATGGCTCTAGAAGCGGGATTTGGTTCTTTAGACAAAGCACTTAAACACGCTGAAGAGGGGAGTAAGACTTTAAATAACGCGTTTATAGCCACCTCTCGTACTTCACAAACTACTTTAGCAAACCCTATGAAGAAATTAGCTGAAGAAATAAGGGATTTGAATAAAGAGATTGTAGAGGATGCTCAAAAAGACATAGAAATTCTATTAGGATTTACAAATATAAAAGTAGATGAAGCTGAAAAAAAAGCTGAAAAGAAAAAGAAAGATAGAGAAAAACGTTCTAAGGTTCGTGGAGGTATATCAGATGAACTTAGAAATAAGCTACTTGGATATCAACTAGAGATAGATGCTATTAAGGAGCTAGGTCGTATTCAAGAATTTTATGCAAATAAGAATTTAGATTTAGATGTAGCTGTTAGAACTCATAAATTAGCCTCTATAGAGACTGAATATAATCAAGCTATTGCTAGTATAGAGGCATTAGGATTGGCGGAAGAATTGTCTCAACAAGCAAGAGATAACGTTACTAAATTTTATTCAAAGTCAAGAGTAGAAGCAGAGAAAGAAGCTCTTCTTGATTTAGGAAATGCTATTGTTGAAGCAGCAGGAGCTAGTAGTACGGTAGGTAAAGCTGTAGCAGCTTCAATGTCTGTTATCAATACCTATCAAGGTGTAACAAAAGCTCTCGCTGAAATAAAACCTCCATTTAGTTATATTGTAGCAGCTACAACTGCTTTACAAGGCTTTTCTGCTGTTAGAAAGATATTAGCTACAGACCCGATGAAAACACCAACAGCCCCTAGTGGAGGAGGTGCAGGAGGTACTACAGTTCAAGCGCCAAACTTTAATGTAGTTGGTGCTTCAGGAACTAATCAGTTAGCTCAAGCAGTGGGAGGACAAGTGAATCAACCAGTTAGAGCTTTCGTAGTAGGAAGTGATGTAACGAATCAACAAGAATTAGATAGAAGAATAGTAGATACAGCAGGAATCGGATAAAAACCAAAATTATGAGAATAGTAGAATTATTAATAGACGAAGAAGCTCTTTTTTCAGGCATTGAAGCAATTAGTATTGTAGATAGACCTGCTATAGAGGAAAACTTTATTGCACTATCAAAAGAGCATAAAGTACAATTAGCTGAGGTTGACAATGAGAAAAGAATCCTTATGGGAGCTGCATTGATACCAAACAAAAACATCTATCGCCAAAGCGAAGAAGAAGAGTATTATATATACTTTTCAGATGATACGGTTAGACAAGCATCTGAATTATTCCTAATGAGAGGTAATCAGAACGAATCAACATTAGAGCATGAAGCTAAACTGAATGGGCTTTCTGTTGTTGAGTCTTGGATAATTGAAGATGATGTTCACGATAAGTCTCGTAAATTTGGAATGGACTTACCTGTAGGAACTTGGATGGTTTCAATGAAGGTTAATAATGATGACGTATGGGAGAACTACGTTAAGACTGGAAAAGTAAGTGGATTTTCTATAGAAGGCTACTTTACTGATAAAATAGAAATGAGCGAGGATGATTTACTAAACAGTCTAGACTCTATTTCCTTACTGGAAGAGATTGCCGATGAATTAGAGGCTCACACGATGAATCTAAAATCCTTTAGTGATTACCCTGATGCAGTATCGAACAACGCTAAGAATGCCTTAAAATGGGCAGAAGAGAATGGTTGGGGTAGCTGTGGAACTTCGGTAGGGAAACGTAGAGCAAATCAATTAGCATCAAAATCTGCAATAACAGTATCTACGATTAAGAGAATGAGAAGTTTCTTAGCGCGTCATGCAGGAGACCTAAAATCATCTAAATCTTATTCTGATGGTTGTGGCAAACTAATGTATGATGCTTGGGGAGGTAAAGCGGGTCTTAGATGGGCAGAGTCTAAATTAAAGCAATTAGAAAACGATTAGTATGGATAAAAGAAGAAAATATACTTATAGTAAAAGCAGTCCAAAAGGAGGTAAAAGAGGGTGCTTATGTGCTGATGGCAAAACATACTCCAGTAAATGCTGTGATGGAAGCTTACAGGCACAAGGCATTGGAAATATAACAGGAGAAGTTCATACAGGC